TTCAGTTTGAGGGTGGTGGTGTTAGAAATCTGCTGAAACAACTGGCTCGCGATGAGCGCTTAACCTTTGATGACGTATCAGCGGCAACCGCTTTGTATCGACCAGGCCCAATGGATGCCGGTCTGATGGATGACTACATCGCGTATAAGCAAGGTGCTGAACCTTATTATGCCCATCCAAATATGGAAGAAGCTCTTAAATCAACCGGTGGTGTTATGGTTTATCAAGAGCAGATTCAGCGGATTGCGCGGGATTTGGCGGGCTTTACAATGGCTGAAGCTGACGGTATTCGTAAAGCTGTGGGTAAGAAAGATAAGGATAAGATGGCCACATTCCGCACTCAGTTTATTGATGGGTGTATTAGTAACGGCACAACTGAGCGTGTGGCTGAGAAAGTTTGGGATGATATTGAAAAGTTCGCTGGGTATGGTTTCAACTTATCGCATTCGGTTTCCTATGCATTAATCTCCTACCAAGCGATGTGGCTTAAAACTCATTACCCGTTAGATTTCTTCGCTGCATCCATGTCGATTCTTGATGATGACAAGATGCCAGCATTGGTCGCCGACGCTAACAATCACGGTATCGAGATTTACCCACCGGATATTAATGTGTCCACGGATAAGTTTGAGATTTCTAAAGATCATGTAGGCAAAGATATTCTGGTAATCCCCTTCAATCGGATTAAAGGTATATCAAGTGCAACCGCTAAGAGAATCGCCGAAACAAGGGCGAGTGTGGGTGGGTTTAAAGATGAGAAAGACCTGCTGGATAATATCGAACGCAGACATTGCAACTCAAAAGTTCAGGATGTATTGCATAAAGTGGGTGCATTCGCTCACATCTGCCCTGGTGAATTGCCGCCAAGACATCCAGATCGATTAAAAGATCAGATTGAATTGATGCCAGGGTTATCTTCAACCTATGTTTCGGTTAATCGCAGAATGCCGAGGGATAAATTCGTGATGCAATCCATCGGTGATCTTTATGGTGAGTTGAGAAACTGTCAAGACTGCTCACTCAAGGGCGGTGTTCACCCATTACCGGGATTTGGTAAGAAGGCTGGGTTTATGGTGATAACCGATTGCCCAACGAAGAATGAAGATGCGGCTAACAAGATGTTATCAGGTGATGGTGCTAATTTTATAAAGTTGGCGATTCAATCAGCCGGCTTAAAAGTCAATGATGGATATTTCACCACACTCGTAAAGTCTGTGAAAAATGGTCAAACATTATCTAACGACCAGATTAATGGGTGTTCTAAATATCTGGATCAAGAAATAAAGATTCTCAAGCCGGCCATTATCGTTTTGATGGGCGGCTCAACCATTAAACGGTTTTTACCAAACGAGAAAAAGCCGAATGATGTTAGAGGTAAAGTGGTCTACTCAAAAGAGTTGGATGCCAACTTGATTATCGGTATGAATCCCGCTGTTGTATGGTTCGACCAAGACAAGCAAAACTGGGTTGATGACATCTTTATGAGAGTGGCTGATTTACTAAATATGTAGGGTAAGTAACCGGTGACTATTATTTCCTGATATGACGGGGGATAATAGTCACTCTCAAGAAGCAACGAGGAATAAATGAAAGTATCGGAGCAAGTTAAAAGATTCGGCCTTTCGCACGACATCGGAAGGGTGACGTTTACGAAATGGGCTGTGGCAAGAATGTTAGCCGTTAGAGCTAAAACGACAGAATACGATGTGGTGCAAGTATGGCACTTCACCTACATTGACGGTAGCGAATATACAATGAGGATATATCTGTATGGATAAAAACATGATGTTAGCTAACCCACTAATCGTCGAGGTGAAGGATAACAGCGATAACTTTCTCAAAAGATTAAGGGTTAGCTTTGACAATGAATACGCTCTGAGTATTATCAAAGGGCGGTATTCATACGGTGGGCCTGAAGGTCTTTTTGAGATAGCTATCATTGATCTTAAAAAGGGTGGGTTTGCACCACATCTATTCGATGAGTGCGATCAAGGGGATGATGTTTTAGGTCACTGTTCGGTTGAGTGTGTAAATCATTACATCGAAAAAATCGCCAATCATAAAAGAGAGGTTGTAGATGTTTAACGAAGACGAGGTTAAAGAGTCGGAATATCTGGAAGAGGCTGAAGTTGAAAAAGCCAAACCCATTAAGAAGAAAGTCCTAAACACTTACTTCAATCCGGTGGCCTTTCAGAAAGATATTGCCATCAATCCGCTCGATGTTGATAACGCCTTTTTAAGCCAAGCTTCATTGTTTGCTCACTACAGCAACCAAGCTGCGAAAGCAGGTCAGCAAATGGATAACATGAAGCTGAAAATGGATGTTGTTGAGGCTGAACTGAATAAATTTCACCGCGATGAATTTACCGCCTCTGGCGTGAAGATTACAGAGCAGATGTTGGTGAACGCCGTAACGACAGACCCAAGATTTATCAGGGTCAGAAAGCTCTACAATGAGGCGAAATGTATTTACGAAATGCTTAAAGGGTCAGAAAGCGCCTTTAGACAGCGTAAAGACATGCTGATTCAAATAGGTGCGGCAAGCCGAGAAGAGCGCAAAGGTGAGCTGTTTATGAAGGAGAAAGCCAGCAAAGAGGAGCGAATTAATAGCCGCGTATCAAGAGCTTAACTACCAAATTATAACTCACATGGTAAGTAACCGGTGAGTTATAATATCAACCGCTGAAAAGAGAAAATCTCGAAAAGGCACTAACTAAACTAAGGAAACTATATGTCTACACTATCTATGGTTCAAAAGCGTCAACAAGCCGCCAGAGAACAAAAAGCAAAATTACAAGAACAAATGGGTCGCCGCGAGCGCACAATCCGTCTTCCAGATGGCCGTTCAGTTTGGCGCATCTTACCGTCATGGCGCGGTGTCGATGACGTTACGATTGCACATTCGTTTGGTCAACACTTCGTTAAAGATGCCGCTGGTGAATTGAAAGCTGTTCACCTTTGCCTCGACAAAACTTACGGTAAAGAGTGTCCAATTTGCGATGCTTTGACTAATGCTATTAAAAATAGCGACGACGAAACCCAAAAAATTCTGCAAGAGTCACGCGCATCAAACCGCTTCCTGGTTAACGCTTATCAGGTAGTGAAAGACAAAACACCTGAAGTTGTCATTCTCGAATTACCACCTTCGGTATTTGAGTTGATTAACGACTTGATTGACCAAAAAGCCGATGAGCAAGAGGTTGAAGATGAAGATGGTAACTTTATCACTCAACCTGGCGTTGATATGTTGGATGTCAAAAAAGGCTACAACGTTGTCATTACGAAAACCGGTAAGGGGTTAAATACCAAATACTCAGTTGCGACAGCGAATAACCCAACTCGTGTTCTGCCTGAGTTGCTTGAAAATTTGCATGACCTGGATGTTTACGTCAAACAGGAACACGCTGAAACCGAATTGAAGGCGCTGAATGTTCTTGATCGCGTTGCAACCGGTCGCGCGTTGCCATCACCGCAGTCAGCTGGTGGTCTTGACCTGGATGATGATGACATCCTGGATGGTGAGTTTGAAGAAGAGGAGGAAGAAGCTCCTAAGCCGAAAGCCGCCGCTAAACCAAAAACTGCTGCAAAGCCCAAACCAGCACCGGTTGAGGAAGACGATGAGCTTGACGACATGTTAGGCGACTTGGACGATCTTGACGATTTAGATTAACCCCCAGTTAAGTAAATGGTTATTTAGGGTGCTTCGGCACCCTAATTTTTCTACTGGAGGAAGAATGACGATTGTAATGATAGATGGTAATTCCGTTGGTCGTGCCGCTAACGCAGCCACAAGACTTTCCGCAAACGGACATGAAACACAAGCCATCTTTGGAACTATGAACACCGTTCGAGATATGTCCTTGAAGTTTAGAGGTCGCCCGCTCGTGCTGTGGGATGGTCTAGCGCAATGGCGGTATGACTTATATCCAGAATATAAAGCGAATCGTGAACTCGACCCAAATAAGCAGCTAAAGCCGTATGAGATAGCTGCCCAGAAGGCTAAAGAGTCATATCGCAAGCAGCGTCCACATATCATCGAAGCTTTAAGGCTGTTGGGTGTGAGGCAAGTTATTCCAAAGCATGATGAAGCCGACGATGCGGCTGGTTATCTGTCTAAGCAAATGTCAGATGAAGGTAAAAAGATTGTGCTTGTGTCTCGCGACCATGACTGGTTGCAGTTAGTGAACGAGAATGTTAATTGGTATAACCCTGTCGAGAAAGAGTTGGTTACGAAAAGAACTTTCGAGGAATACACCAGCTATAAGCACCCATCACAATTTGTTGCCGAGAAGTGTTTGATTGGTGACTCATCGGATTGCATTACCGGCGTTGCTGGGGTTGGCGATAAATGCGCCCCTCTGTTGATACACCACTACGGAACAATGAAAAACTTCTTTAAAGAGGTTGAATCAGCCGGCGCTGATTGGGTTGCACCGACACCAGAGTTAAGGCGTTATCGCAAAAAGCTGATTGAGTTTGGTTTAAATACAAACGGTGGCATTGATATTTACGAGCGCAACCTGAAGTTGATGAGTCTGCTTAATGTTCAAAAGCCAAAATCTGTCGAAGTTATTAAATCGCCATTCAACAACGATGAGTTTGTGGAGTTTTGCCACGAATTCGCATTTCAATCAATC